CCCGTCTCTTGTGTACCTGCTTGGTACTGCTTCGTCGAGATTTCCGACGATTCCAGAGTCTTCGAACTCGAAATTCGGTACGAAGAGTCTGTCATCTGGTTTAATTCTCGTAAAGCAATAAAGCCAAGCTGGTAGAAAGCGACCGTCGCAAGTATAACCACCATTACGGTGGCTAGCATAACGACGTAATAAATTACAGTAGAGGTAGAGGCATAATTTTTCTTCATGATCAAAGTTACCGTATCGTAAATAAAACGGACGGACACTAACATGACGGAAATAATCTGCCCCGCAGCTTTCGTGAAAAGAGCTTTTGCCATAGCTCTTATCACCGTTCACTTTGAGTCCAAGAAAACTCAAAGTATCGATAACATCATTCATGATGTCGAGTCCGCAGATCATGTCGTCACCGAAAGTGCTGACCGGCTGCTTAGACTTGCGAAGTTCTTTACACGCAAGCAAGATACTATGAAAAATCAGAGTCTCAAGCTCGAATGTAAAGCCGCAACCCATACCCGAGAATTTCTGCAAAGGGAACTTTTTACCCTTATACATAGAAAACTCGGGTCTGGCCCAACATAGCAACTCGAACCAGTCGTTAGGAATGAATAACTTAACGAGGTTAAAGCTGATAGTGTCGGAGGCGGATGATAAGTCGATCGTACAAAGCCCATCGTGCCAAGCACGTGAAACTAGATTACGATTGACCAACCATTGATTCTTCGTATCGATGCCAATATTGAGAAGTTTTCGTTTCATAACTGACCCGATGCCTTTTTGAACAAAAATGTTCAAATCGGTTTCGATAGTTATGGCGCGATGTGTCTTCGCATTTTTGGGAACGAAACTTAGTTCGTTATAGTCCTGCACCGTGAACTCGTTCACGTGTTGTTTCCACAAATGTGGAAGGCAGAACAAGCCGAAGCTAAGTAAGCGCTGTGATGTTGTTAATCGTGGATTAGAGAACTTGCGTCCTCGTGTCACCACACCTTTAACAGATGCTGTAGCACCCGGGCCGAACTCCATAGATTGCTCTATGAAGGCCAGAGTGCGCGACGTTAATGGCCCTAAAGTATCATGACAGATCTGGATAGCGCGAGCTATCACACGATTGACATGGGGGCGCGTCGGAATGACACGCCCGTCCATAAATGATTCAATGAGGTCATTAGCATCAGAGCATTGCATCTCAGCTTGACACCACTTGGTAAAAGCCACAAGTTCTCGGTCAATACCGAAATCTTGAGCCTTTGATTTCTTAATCATTTCAGTTACAAGATAATCATCTGCAAAAGCAGACGGATCATCATAGTGATCTGGATTGATTTCGAGATCCAAGAGCTGAGGCAATTCACCGTAGTGCGCTAGCAGATAAACCGCCAGTGACCGAGGGGTGTCAATATGTTGGCAAGTCTTCTTCAAGATCTGGAGCTCGATCTTAGCGATACGAGATTGAGATCTAGCGATCGTCGTCATCCTGATGTACCTTTCGATAGATTAGTACATCGGGTCCAGATCCTTGATAACACCACGAATCTGGGTGTTATCAAGAGCATTGGCTACGAACGCCGCCAAATCGGCGCGTTCGGCGCTGGTCATTTGATCCGGGATTACGAAGTAACCCTTGAATCGACCAACGTAAGCGACGGTGGAAACACCATTAACAGTCGACAGGACCGGAAGGTCCAGATCGATGTTAACACGGTTGGTTGCGCGTTTTCCGGAAGCCGGAGAAAGCGAAACGCCGAGTCGGATATAACCGTTGGAAGAGGCAGCCGAACGTTCAGTGAACGTACTCAGCTGCGGTGAGACTTGCTCGGGAGCAAAGCTTTTTGCAACCGGAGTTGCAGCACCATTGTTAATGGAAAGGGGACCTGTCACTTGGGACATAATGTACCTCAGGGTTATTAGCGAACGCTTTTCAAGCGTTTCACTTGTTGATTTACCAAAGCTACAGCCGAGGTGAGTCGGACAGTCTCGTTGGTGAAGGGCTTAAGACCTTTAAAGGAATTAAGCACGACACCAGATGGCGTTGAGCGTTTGTAGGTTAGACGAGTCGCCATGGCCATACACGGTTGGGTATCAAGCTTAGCTACATTAGGAGTACTTGTATAGGTGATATTAGCATAGCTAAATCTCCTAGCAGAGTACTGCCAGTAGACGTTTGATAAACCAAGCGCGAAGTCCATACGATTAATATAACCGCCTACGTCAACAAACCAATCGAGGACGAATGACCAGGGCATTACTTCCCAGGCCACTGACAGCGGATTTTGAAAACCGAGCTGGGAAAGCTGTAACAGCTTAGGGTCTTGGACCGTGAACTCGTAAAAGCCTCTGGCTTTAAGTATACAAGTCACGTCTTCGTAACCATAGGGTAAAACGCGGCTTTTATCTACACGTTGTTTTGCATTCACTCTGCCAGTAATCGTAAGACCTTTGTTGAACTCCTTAGCAAGGATTTCAGCAACTTCGAACGATGACTTAACAGAAGGTGCCCAACCATATATAAATTCAAGCCACTTCTTACCAGCTAATGATCCGAAGCCATCCTTGTTCATCGTTTTAACAAACGTACGAAAAGGTTGGCCAGCTCGAATATCCCGATAGCCTGCCAAGAGGGTTTGCGCAGCGTTAAATAGCATCTTCTTAGTCTTGCGTAGCTCGATTAAGTCGACTGCTAGCTGTGCTTTCGCAGAAATAATCTCCTCACGGATTTTATTCTGGATAAGTGGTGAAAGATCGTCGATACCCAGAAGGGACGAACGATCGGCACCCAAGTAAGGATTTTCGATCATAGTAGGTTCTACTTCGATAAACGAAGTATTGCTATATGGTCGCCAAGCCTCCATGGAGCCACTTATACCCTTGCACAACATGTTCATACGCTTAATATCGTATTCAGCATAGGTTCCGTATCTTGGGAGGAGGGTAGGTGGCATCTTACGTTTACCAGATCTAGACGCTTTGACTATCATTTCATGATAGGTGGGCGAGCTAGAAAAGGTAATCTTAGGTGCATACTTATCGCCTCTTGCCAGGTATACGGCGCCACGTGATGAATACTTATTAGTCGTATTTTCCATGTAAATGCTCCTAGCATGTGTTAGTAGCAGAGGAAACCCTACTACTGGAAAGACCTCGAGGTAGTTATACTTCAAACAGGCCCTACGGTAACCCGAAG